CTAAATCACTCATAGTGTCTCCTTTTTAGTTTAGTCTAGACGTTATATCACATTACGTCTTGCATGTCAAGCCAATTTTTACCTATTTTTGCTTCTAATAGTAATGGAACATTTAAATCTATATTGAAATGTTCATTAATAGTGCTTGTCATATCATTATTAGTATCTTTTATTATACTCTTTACTACTTCTACTTCATCAGGGTGTACATCAATTACAATAGAATCGTGTACAGTATTTACTACACAAGACTTGTATCCATTTAATCTTCTATCTATGTCCATCAATATTAATGGAACTATATCTGCAGTAGCAAAAGATTGTACAGGATAATTCTTAATCTGTGTAAAGTGTGTTACACCACCATTTGTTCTTCTAGATACATCAGGAAATGCAAACTCTCTACCTGAAGGTGTCTTTATCTTAAAATGTGTTACAGCTTCTTTAGCCAATCTGGAATGCCATAATGCGATTCCTTTGTACTTTTTTGTAAACTGCTCGTAGTAGGTTGCTTCTGCAGGTGATCTTCCAAACCCTGTTGCACCGAAGAGTGGTGCGAAGGTATGTGCTTTTGCTTCTTGCCTACTAATCTTTTGACCAGCATTAGAAATAACTTCTTGAGTGTAACTATGTACGTCAAAACCACTTTCAATCTCCTTCATTGCTGTTTCATCTTGTGACAAATATGCAGCAGTCCTAAACTCTAACTGTGCAAAGTCTGCTTCAAGTATCAGACCACCTTCCCATCTAGATATAAATACTTTCTTTACAGGAAATGTACCACCTCTAGGCATATTCTGCATGTTAGGTTCTGCTCCACTAAATCTACCTGTAGCTGTTCTGTGCTGTAATAATCTAACATGTAGCTTTCCATCATCTTTAATGTAAGTATTAATACCTTCAACAAAAGATGATAGGTATGTATCAAGTGCAGATAGTCTTTGTAAATCATTTAGAAAGTTATATGCTTCATCGGACTTATTTCTTTTTGCAACTCTCTGTAATATACCTAGCATATTTTTATTAACACTAAATCCATTTGCACTTACCCACTTTGCTGAAGGTGCTTTAAATTTTAACCCTGCTACCTTATTAGTAGGGGTAAACAAATATCCTGAACCATCACAGTTAGGACACTTAGTATCATTCTTATATGGTGTACCATCTTTCTTTATCTTCTTTATAAAACCTGAACCATAACATTTCATGCACTTTGTTGCTACAGTCTTATAAACAATCTCACTGTTGTCTTGTATCTTTTCTTGTAAGTCTGTCTTACTCATGTAAGGTGTAAAGTTATTTAGCCACGTAGCTTTGTCTTTAGGTCTACGACTATAGATAACCCAAGACATCTGTTCAGGACTGTTAAGATTTATCTGTGTATCTCCCATAAGTCTTTTGACTTGAGAAGAAAGTCTCTTCTCGACATCAATCTTTTCTTTCTCAAACTCTGACTGTACTTGTTTAAGAGACTCTGTATCGACATTAAACCCACGCTTATATATATTAGCAAGAGTAAGGGCAACACGATTGGTATGAGCAACAGTATTAACAAGACCACGATGCTCATCACTATCAAGTTGTTTATATAATTCATCTGATAACTCCTTTGTAGCATTTAAATCTGCAGACAGATACTCTGATAACTCTTCTTTTGGAATATCATCTACACCTAAACCTTTCTTAAAATATTCTTTTAGTGTATCTTTCTTCTGTGTATTAAGATTATATCTTGCAGCACATGCTTCTAAAGACAGTGGCTTCTTCTGTCCACGTAACATAACATACTCAACAAGCATAGTGTCAAAGACATCACCATCATACTTAAAACCACATTCCCAAAGCCACATGAGATCATAAGATATGTTGTGACCAACTAGGATAGTAGTGCTATCTAGTAACTCTTGCAAACCATCAAAGCCTGTCTCGTGATGAAACAAATGCTCCTTACCATCTTCTGTAATACAACCAACCATAATCAATTGATTGTCTTTTTCAAATGGATCAAGATGCATTTTGTCATCTCGTTTTGTTACTGTATTTTCTACATCAAGTATTAGTTTCATTCATCTTCTCCATATGTTTCTCTAAATATATAATAGCTTTTTTCAAAATGTCAACACTGTCTGAAAATCCACCTAATGCTCTGTTACAACTGTGACAAAGCCATCCTCTAAATGTACTTGTATCATGGCAATGATCTAAAACCCATGCACCATTTTTTTGTCCACCTTTACCTGCTACTTCTGTTTCTCCTCTTTCACATACAGGACATGTATAATTAGAGTCAGGCATACCATGCTTTTCTCTTAATTGATTTCTTACTTTTGTTAATTCATTATTACATTTTTTACATTCAGGTCTAAGAAAGTTAGCACCTGATGAAACACTAAATGCAGTTAAAGGTAATCTCTCGTTACATTTACTACATGTTTTTGTTTCACCATCAATATGTAATAGTTCAATTTCAAACAGTTCTTTTTGAATCATGCTTCATATCTTCCTATTTGGTAATTAAGTTGACAGTTGACCATACCATGCCATCCTGTTAACTTATTTTTAACAATATTTAAATGCCTTTCTAAATCTTCACCTTCACCATCATCTTGCTTTGGTGGGTTCTTGGCAATCAATATCATTAGGTCAGCTTCTGCTGCCTTACCTGTCCTACTACCTTCCATCATACTTTGGTTTAGTAGAACTTTACCTTCTGCATCTGCAGATAATTGTGACATATAAAACATGGCACATTTGTGTTGCTTTGCAATCTGTCTAGCATGTATAGCATTTGCTTTTAGTGCTTCATCTGCTCTTGCAAAGCCACTTGTTCTTGCAAACTTATCACCCATGTCTAGTAATACTACATCAGGTTTATAAGACTTACAAACAGATTCTACCCAAGCCATATCACGACCTGTAGCATCTTTAATTTTTATTCTATTCTTGATAGGCTCATACAGATCACGAGCCTTTGTAGGATTATCTTTTATCTCTCGCATTGTCATGCCTGTTGCAGCAGTCAGGTATCTAGCACCAACTCTATGACTACCTTCTTCATTACACAGGACAATACAATCAGCACCTTGATGTGCAAAACCATCAGGTGCAGCAATCATACTAGCATGAAAAGATGTCTTACCTGTATTAGGTCTAGCACCTACCTCAATCAAATGTCCTTCATTAACTCCACTTATCTGTCTTGTTAATGCAGGTATATTGAAATGCCATCTTGCTTCTAATGCATTCTTTGCTAACAATGTCTCAATGTCAATGTCATCCCACTCTACATTTAGATCAGGTGTAAAGTCATCATTGTACTGCTCTAGTAATAATCGTAGTGGCTCAAGACTTGTCTGTGTACCATTTACGTAATCAAATCCTAAGTTAGCAATGTCTTCTCCAACAACCTGCTGAAACAACTTTGATAACACTTCCTGTGCTATATCTTTGCCAAGAGGTTTCTCATTCTTAATCTGTCTAAACAGACTTGAGTATGCTTGTCTCTGTGCTGTTGTTAATGCAGGATTGTCAGACATAAACAATGCTTCTATTTCATCAGGTAGTACAGACCTTTCGTATCTGTCCATAGCCTTATCAATAGTTTGTTTTATCTTTCTTGTGTCTTTACTAAATAATCTGTCAGGACATCTAGCACCACGATGATCTTCGTAAAATGCTCTGTCCATAAGACTTCTTACTAATGAAAGTTCCATGTCTGTTTCTCCTTTGGGGTTAGGTTATTTAAATTATCTAAATCTATTTTACTCCTATATTTTAGATCGTCATGTAATTTAAGAACACGTACATCTTTTACGTGTCCTCGTAGTTCTTTTGCAAAAGACAGTGTTTTGGGTAATGCGTCAGGGTCTAATGCTATGATGGCAGTAGAAAATTGTGCAATATACTTCTTGTGTATTTCAGAAAGGGATGTACCCAACACAGCTACCCCAACAAATACATCACTTCCTACAACTGCAGCACTTACACAATCTTCAACTACTACTGCCACCTTACCACAACCAAAAGAAAAAGGCAACCCACTATTGCCATATTTCTTCCACTTGGGTAATCTTTTGCCAAGTGACCTGCCAATCGCATCTACAATTACATTGTCTTTGTATATAGGAAAGACAACTCTATGCTCTTTTACATCATAATACAAATCTAAATCATCTGCATTAATTGACCACTTGGCACACCATGATATAATATCAGGTGTGTTCTTTCTATCAACTACATATTCAGGTAACATAAAATCATTTTCTTTGTTTGATTCTATAGTCTTACTAAACGTAGTTTGTATATCCTCTACAGATAAGTGTACACGTTTCTTGCCACTAACATTACAAGATGCTTTGTAGCAATTCCACAATAGAGAACCCATATTATTTGTTACTGTAAATGTTTTATAACCTTTACAGATAGGACAATCTACTCTACGTGTATCACCTACAGTGATATTTAAACTATATATGTAATCTAACACTTTCTATGTTCCTCTATGTAATGATAATATGTAAATATCATAATTTTAAACGTCTGTCAAGTTTTTTCTTTGTGTTAATGCTAAATTTGCACTTGTGTATGTGTTTTTCATGTATGGTTTTACACTTTGTGGGTTAGCATGACCTGTTACAGACATAATATTACCCATCGACACACCTGCATCTACCATCTCAACAGTTCCTGTACGTCTGAGATCAGACAAACGTAGTTCATCAGGTATATTGGCATCCCTCATTACCTTTCTAGCCACTCTAGGCAGCCTATAGAGCGAATAAGGCATATATTTACCACCTACAGGTCTCACTCTTGGTGCTACATAAGGTTGAAAACCAAAATCTTTCTTCTGTTGTACAAGCATCTCACCTAAACCATCACTGATAGGTAAAAATACTTCTGCTCTACGTTTAGATTGTTCTATATGCATTCTTTGTTCAGATAAATCTAAGTTAGACCATTGCAATAAACGCATATCACCTAATCTTTGACACCAATCGTAAGCCATATGTGCAATCAAGCCTATACTACGTGTTTTAAAATCAGAGTAAGCTACATCTAAAAAATTTGTAACATGTTCTTTTGTCCAAACTTTTTTACGTACATCAGGTGTTCTCTTTTTAACATTACTAAATGGGTTCTGCCCTATTTTCTCCATATTTATGCCATAGTTAAAAACGACTCGTGCTACAGACATAACATGGTTTGCTAGATGCACACCACGATTACACCAATCATTGTATGCGTGTTTAGCCATCAAAGTTGTTATATTATTTATTGTAATGTTACCCAACTTTTTATCTTGGTCAGGTAACATTGTGTCCAAGAGTACGCTAAGAAAGTATTGATATTGTTGTTTAGTTTCGTCACGTAAACTCTTGAACTCAAACGATAAATAATACTCTTTAATTAAATTTTTAAGAGTAAGATATCCCATTAGGCAGCCACCAACTTTTTAAACTCAGGTGTAGAAATCCACTTGGTAACTTCATTCTCTCTAGCCCACATAGACTGTGCTGAAGTATCTCTACCTGTGTTTCGTAGATTAAAACCATTTCTCTCGTCAGCATAAGAAGCATAGTTAGTAAAGGCACTATACAATGCAAACACATTTCTGCCACGTTTACGTACTTCTTGTTGTACAAGTGGTATCATCTTCTCTGCCTTTCTATCTGATTTCATAATAGATGACAGGTAATCTTTCCAAGACTTCATAGAGTATGTAGGTAATTCTATGTTAGCCCATTCTTGTAGTTCATTTACTTGTCCTACAAAGTCTACACTGCTTTGATTAAGTTCCTGTATAAATCTATCCATGCAGAAATTAGATGTGTTCTTACGTCTGACTTTATCATAGTCTCCTGTAATCATTCCATTGGTACAGAAGAAATCTATAGCACCAAAGAATACTTGATTAGAACAAGACCCATCTACACCATGCAAGGCTATAACTCTTCTGCCTATCTTGGTGCTATGTTTCTCTGTCTCTACTGTAGTAAACACATTAGGCATAACAATATCCATCATAGCCCAAGCATTGTTTCTAGCAGTAGACCACCTTACAGTAGAGTCTATCATGGCATCAGGTATATTATCTACCATAATATTCTGAACACCATCAAAGAACTTCTTGTGACTAGCACATTTAAATCCTGTGCCTACCACACCAAGATAGTCTCCTGTCTTTTCGTTGATAACATATTTCTTCTCATCAAACTTTGTAGTCTCAAAGCCTACAGAGAAATCTAAATTTTCAGGTACTTCATGTACCGTTGGTAAAACATCATATGGCATAATATATCTCCTTTTGGTTAAGTGATGTTGTGTTATATAACAAATCTTACTAAATGTCAAGTCTTATCTTCCCATTACTAGAAGATTTTTAGTAAGCACGTTGCCATGCTCTATCATCAGAGTCCAATACATAGTCTGAATAAAACATAGGTGAATCATCTTGTTGATCCTTCTGTGGTACAAAGTGTAAAGAACTATGCAGCTCGTGAATTAAATCTTCTAATAATCTAATATGACTTAATTCAATATCTCTTGTTTCATCTATGTGGTGAAGCATACGTTTTAGTCTATTGTGGTAATTAAGAAATACTCTTCTTGTACCACCTGCTACAAGAACATCTTCACTGTTCATATCTACTTTGAACGGACTATCTTTTTTCTTTGTCATTATCTTTCTCCTTTTTTTTGTTAAGTTCATTACGTATTCTTTCTAGTCGTATTTTATTCTTAAGACTTCTCTCGTTCTTTTTTCTTATCCACTCCTTGAAGAAGTGTATGTCGTTGTTATCCATAGTGTACCTCTTTAAACCATGTAGGTCTTTCAGTATATTTATACCTTGCAAATCTTGCTTTGTCAACATTATAAAATGCTCGGTATGCTTTTATTGGGTAGAACTCATCTGTTTTGAGTTCATCTAACCCACTAAAACATTGTGGGTGTTGTGTTATCTGACCATCAGGTATTAAAGATATACCATTTAACAATGCGTCATAATGTTTCTTTGCTCCATGTATCTTGCCATACCTACGTGTATACTCCTCTAGCATATGATGATACAATCTAAAAGCAAACTTATAGTTCTTCTGAGTCTTCATAGCCCATAGTGTACAAGGATGTTTCTGATGTACAGGCTTGTACAGGTTATGTTTCTCTGCATAGTCAGGTGCAACATGCCACAGTGCAGTACATAGCATCTGTGCTTCTTCTAGTGGCATCTTAACTATGTGTTGGTCACACAATGATTGTGCAATCTTAATTGGTGTATCTTCTATAATAAATCTATTCATGTTCTCCCCCATTACCTCTACCTAAACCACGTTCTTTATACCAATGGTCAAAGTAAGTTGATCTTTTTTTAGCTGTTTCAAATACTGCTACTGTTACTACAATAGCAACGATAAGTATAAGGTGTACTGTAGCAGTCAAACCAAATACCCACATACTACCTACCCACAAAGAGAATGCTATGCACCACATCCATGCTAGTAGTTGCATGACCATGTGTCTTACGTGTAGGTCTTGTATGTTACTCAGTGGATTGCGTTCATAATTCATAACGACATTCCAACAATCATATATAAATTTACTCATAATTAATATCCCATCTGTAAAATATGTGGTCTTCTATTCTTGTTATATAAGTCTTGGTACTCGCCCATTCAGGTGTCACATAGTATGCATGGTAGTGTGTTGCACCCTCTACAAAGTCATCAAGGTTGCCATAATATACACCATTAGCTACAGTGATTGCATTATCCCAAGCATCTTTCTCTCTAGGTGTATCACTCTTGCCATCACAGTACCAACTAAACTGACATCTGTTTCTTATGGGAAAGTCAGGTTTCCATGAGTATGTAGGACCTTGTTCTACGACCTCACATACTGTGTTTGGAAATCTCTCGTCATACACTCTGTTCATCACTACTTGTGCAACTGCTACCTGTCCTATAAAAGGTTGGTTCTTTGCTTCGTGATACACGTTGAGTGCAAGACATAGTATTGCTTCTGTTATAAACATAATCTATCTCCCATTGTTTATGTATCTAAGTTGTTGTTGTTGCTTACGTTTTCTCTCTAATCTGTATTGTTGCTTTGCCCATTTATTCTTTGGTTTCTTTTTGCTCGGTATTTTCTCTAATTGACTCTGCATAATTCTTCTCCTTTTTTCTGTTATATTTTTTCTTTGAAGGAACTACTTGTGTCCTACGTCTTGATTCTAGCATAGCTTTTGCTATAGGGTTTATCTTTCTAATCATTTTATACCTCTTAATATATGTGCTATGACATCAATTGTCCACCCATTACCTAACATTTTATATCTCTGACTATTAGATACATGGTTGGTGTAGTTGTCAGGCACTGTTTGTAATCGCTCACACTCAACAGGTGTCAGCTTTCTCCATTGCATACCATCAACCAATACATTATCTTTTGTAAAGGTAGTAAGACAATTAGATTTATTTGTATCACTAACCTCTAGTTGATTAGTAAATGGTAAGTCTAGTTGATTGTCCTTACGTACACCATGTTCATCTAGTCTACGATTGACAATCCTACCAATAGCTACCTTTGGCTCTCTATGCCCACCTTGCATTGTGGTAAGAGTGGGTGCTTTCCCATTGGGTGAGTAGATACGTTTGATACTGTCAAAGCCTTTGATATTGTCAGCTTCACCTACCTGTACCATAGTACGTTGCTTACGTTGTATACTGTTCCACCATACTGCTCCATTGTATCGTGCAGTAATGCAATGTGCTTTGCCATCTTGATTAGTCATAGCTTCATTAGCAATGCCATCTTCTAGTATGTCCTGTAAGATTGTACCCTTGTCATCTGTAGGTATATCAAATGGTATGTTAGTCCAATACAATCTCTTTCTATTCTGTGCAGAGAATAAGCTACTGTTTATCATCACAGGCTTAACGTCTAGGTATCTAGATATAATATCCTGCGACTCCTGTTTCATAGGTACATTCTCCATAAGAAAGTATTTAGGTTTTAAACTCTCTTTTAATCTAACAAACTCAAAGAATAGTTTACTACGTGGGTCATTGAAATCTAACTGTTTACCTGCCACACTAAATCCCTGACAGGGTGAACCACCCATGAGTAAGTCAATAGGGTCATCTATAAAGTAACTCTTCTGTACTTGTTTGACATCTCCCATCTGATGTGTATGTGGGTAGTTAGCTTGTGCAACCTTGATAGCATACTTGTCAACTTCAGATGCAAAGTATTTGTCATACTTTACACCTGCTCTGTTGAGGGCTATCTGTCCACAGGACATACCATCAAATAAACTTAATACATTCATAACTACTTCTCCTCTATGTACACTCGTAAGTGTGTTGATTGATCTATGCTTTGCCCATATGCCGTAGCACCTGTGCCTTTGTATTCATCTTTAATGTGTTGACCTCTGACACGCATCTTGTACTTGTTGGTGTTGAGATACTTTTTTATATCATCAATAAACCTCTGACCATCACAATCGTTTGGTACTTCACAGAAGTCATATTTAGGATATGCTTTGACAGGTATCAGTTCCTCTACACGCTCTTGAAGATAGGCATTACGTTCTCTTAATCGTGATACCTCTTGCTCTAGTTTAGTTATCTGATTAGTCTGTGATACAGATACCTCTAGTTGTTTGTCATAGTTGATTGCTCTTTTAAATGCTCTCATTACATGAACAAAATCCATCTCCTTGATATCTACACTAGAGTCATTCTCTCTTATGTATGTACCTAAATGATAAACATCATTGGGTAGTTTACCCTCTGTATTACCTTCAATACATTCTAGTAGTTTAATTAGTTTCTTGATTTTCATAATAATCTCCTTGTAATATTTCTCTTTCAATTAATTCACATTCTAAACTTTGATAATCGTCATCACACATCTGACCCTCTCCATCACACACAGGACATACATATATCTCTGCCCTATCTGCTTTTCTTACCTTATCTAAAAATCTTGTGTATAACTTCTTGTATAACACATCTACCATGTCTTTCTCCTATACTAGTAACAGTTAGTTCCCTATACTAAGAACAGTTAATTTGGCTTAGAATTTCTAAGCTGTTAATGCTCCAAATAAGTAACATTTTTAACATTGATATCCCAACACGCTCTGCAATCGCCACACTTGTTGTTTTGCTTTGGTGCAGGACATAAGTGATCTATTGCTAGATCATGGCTAGTAGCAACTGTACTACTGTGTTCATGAAACTTGTGAGGAACTCCATTAACA